CAAGTTCGGGTTTAACTTTCTCCCTGTTCCAGAGAAGGGGGACTTCCGTATCCAATGTGAGGACAGAGTGCGTGAAGACTTGGCTGAGCAGTACGACAAGATGTTCAACGAGAAGCTGGCCGAGGCCATGCGTGAACCGTGGGAGAGATTACATGCGGTGCTGACTCACATGAGTGATCGGCTGACGGATACGAGCGTGGGTGAACGCAATATCTTTCGCGACTCGATTGTCAACAAGCCGTTGGAGTTGTGCGGCCTGCTGAGCAAACTCAATGTTACGAATGACCCGCAGCTCGAGGAAGCAAGACGCATGCTAGAGAAGGCGTTGTCGGGTATAGACGCCCAAGACTTGCGTGATCTGTCCAGTGCGCGGGCAGAACTCAAGTCAAGTGTGCAAGAGATCATTGGTAAATTTAACTGGTAAGGAAAAATTATGCAACTAGCAAATGTTGATGTACGGGGTGAAGGCTTTCTACTAGAACCTACCTTCAAGGAATTTATAGATAAGCTAGCACTGGCCAAGCCCGAGTGGACTTTCACATTCGACTATGTCAAAGACGGGCGCTACGCAACGAGTAGGTGTATGCAGCAGGGTCGTCAAGTATCAGAGGACGTTAAGTACGCTACACGCATGAGCGTTACGCAGAACAACATACACCTTGGCGTCTTGGGTATTCAGCGTAATGTATCGGGTGACGCTGATAAGAAGTGGTCCTTGACTGTGTCTTCGGATAATATTCAGGGCCGGAGAGGGAACACTACGAAGACAGTCAACATGGCGTCAGCGATACGCAATGCCAAAACCTATCTCAAGTGCCCTTCGCTAGGTAAGGTTGTGTACGAGAGAGCATCGGATGTAGTGAACCGTTACTCAAACGCCCTCAATAGGTTGGAGGTCACCATTGAGCGGGGTCACCTTTTACCTAGTCGGGAAGGCGCACAGATTCTACTCAACGCGTTTGTGCGTAACCAGACGCCTGACACGCATCTTCTATCTGAGTTCTCCGAGGCGATGCACAACCCTAAGTTTGAGAATGCGCTGTCGGAGTACATGCTTGCTCAGCACATGAGGAGCTTATTCACAATACCCATCTGCTTGATGGAGGGTTTGTATGCGTTCTTTACAGACAACGAGCTGCTTCAATCACTAGATAGGGCAGCTAAGTCTGAGCCTCAACTTGTACCGTTTGAAGCACTACCGTTGGAGTGGCAGAATAGATTGGCTGTGCTTCAGCTAATGGAGGACAACGAGGTAGTGAAAGATGTTGGCTATCGGGTTGATGCAGACAACTTTCTCATAGTCAGATAAACAAACCCCCCGTGGTTTTTGGCCCGCCTTGTGCGGGTCTTTTTTCGTCTATACTTTTTGAACAATCCGACTGCTTGTCGCTTTGTTCGGGGGTAGGTGTTTCCCCCTATAAAAATAACTTGACACAGTCCAATATAGTCTGTATATTAGACTCTCCAAGGACATAAAAGTGGCACTTACACCTGAACGCAAAGTTAAACAACAAGTAGTTGCACTGCTCAAAGAAGCCGGTGCGTACTACTTTTTCCCCTCTGCCAACGGCTTAGGCCGCTCTGGAATTCCCGACATCATCGTATGCTATCGAGGCCGGTTCGTGGCTATCGAATGCAAGGCGGGCAAGGGACAGACCACGGCATTGCAAGAGCGGGAACTCAAACGCATAAACGAAGCGGGCGGTGCTGCTGTAGTCATTCGGGAAGACAACATTGCACAGGTTAATTCACTACTCAACCTACTAAGGGTAACTACATGATACAAAAACTTTTATATTCTTTTGTCGCGCAAGAAACTCTTGCTCTGATTGAAAAGATTAACGCGACGGACTCTACGGTTGATAGTAGTTTCCAATCCGCTGAGCATTTACTTCGCCACGGTAAATTTAATTTTGTTGAGCGCAGACTTTTAGCTGAGGCTATCAAGAAGGTGGCAAGGCGCGAAACTTTAGTAGGTGCTATGAACGTTGTTGTGTATAACAATATCGAGGGAGAGATAAGGAGTACAGGGCGTAGCAAGCACTCTCCTGTCCTTCAAAACATTACCTCATCCTCTAGTGCTCAAGATGCGTGGAATCGGCAACTTAACATGACTTCTTTGCAGAACTCAGCAAACCCTTACCTAAACTCAATCAGTCCATACCAATGATCACTCTGGATTTTGAGTCTTACTACGACAAGGACTTCAGTCTGTCAAAGCTGACGACTGAGGAATATGTGCGTGGGGAACAATTTGAAACCATCGGGGTAGCCGTTAAGGTGAACGATGAGCCTACGCAGTGGTTCAGCGGCAGTGACGCGGACACAGCTTTTTGGCTGCATCAGTTCGATTGGGCCAACCATTTCGCGTTAGCCCATAACGCAATGTTTGACGCAGCCATCCTGACATGGCGCTACGGCATCCGTCCGAAAGCATGGCTTGATACGCTGTCTATGGCTCGTGCGTTGCTTGGCCCCAATGCGAGTGTCGGGCTGGCGAAGCTGGCGTTGCACTTCGGGTTAGGCCAAAAGGGAACAGAAGTTGATAACGCAAAGGGTAAGCACCGCGCTGACTTTACAACGGGCGATCTTCACCTGTACGGCAACTACTGTATGAACGACGTGGACTTGACCTATGCGCTGTACAAGGAATTAAACACTAGCTTTCCCATCAGCGAGAAGCGTCTCATAGACATCACCATCCGTATGTTTAGTGACCCTGTGCTGGAACTCAACGTAGACCACCTCAAATCGCACTTGGCCGAGGTGCATGAGCGCAAGCAGAAACTATTTGTGGAAGCCAAAATCACGCCCGAGATTCTCAACAGTAACAAGAAGTTTGCTGCATTGCTGGAATCTATGGGGGTATACCCACCCATGAAGATTAGCCCAACTACGGAGAAGGAGACCTACGCGTTCGCCAAGAGCGACGAAGGATTCATTGCTCTGCTAGACCACGAGGATGATCGGGTGCAAGCGGTTGTAGCAGCGCGGCTTGGGACTAAGTCAACACTGGAGCAGACACGGACGCAGCGGTTCATTGAGATCGCTGGCCGGACGCATGAGCATAAGCTGCCTATCCCACTGAAGTTCTATGCTGCACATACAGGACGTTGGGGTGGCGCTGATTCGATTAACCTGCAAAACCTACCGAGCCGTGGCATCCAAGCCAACAAACTCAAACGTTGTATTGTCGCGCCCAAGGGTTACGTCATCATTGACTGCGACTCATCACAGATTGAAGCCCGTGTGCTGGCGTGGCTGTCGGGGCAGACGGACGTGTTGCAGTTGTTCGCCGACAAGCAGGATGTGTACAAGTACATGGCCTCGCGTATATATAACAAGGATGCCGAGGAGATTACAGACGCCGAGCGATTCATTGGCAAGACTACAGTGCTTGGCGCGGGCTACGGCATGGGGGCGGTTAAGTTTCAGTTACAGCTGCGTGGCATGGGTAAAAATGTAGACCTCGATACCTGCAAGCACATCATCAAGCAGTACCGCCAAAACAATACCCGCATCGCTCAATGGTGGAATCACCTCAACCTTGTGCTCTCTGCTATGACCACCCAGAAAGACGTTGGCGATGTGGATGTCGTTCAACTGTTGGAGATGTCCCCATTCACAGGCATTAGGTTACCCAACAACCTGTACTTGAACTATCCCGGACTCCAGCGCATGAGTGACGGGCAGTATTCTTACGAGGCGCGGTACGGGACTAACCGTATCTACGGCGGCAAGGTAGCCGAGAACCTTTGCCAAGCTGTGGCCCGCTGCATCATCGGCGAGCAGATGATTGAGATCGAGAAACGTTATCGTGTGGTGCTGACTGTGCACGATGCGATTGCTTGCGTGGTCCCCATCGAAGAAGGTAAGGAGGCGCAAGCCTACATCGAGAATTGCATGCGTACTTCCCCCTCGTGGGCCGCTGGCCTACCCCTCAACTGTGAGTCCGGAATGGCTCTAACTTATGGAGATTGTTAATGGAAAAGCCTGTAACGTGGTCTTATAGCAACCTGTCGCTGTATCAGCAGTGCCCCAAGAAATACTTTCACCTACGCATTGCCAAGGATGTGAAGGAAGCACCGAGCGACGCACTCACGTTTGGCAACGAGATTCACAAGATCGCGCAGGAGTACATTGAGTCAAACAAGCCAATTCCAGAGAAGTACGCAAAAGACATACAACCTGCACTCGATAGGCTTAACGCAATCTCCGGCCAGAAGCTGTGCGAGAACAAGCTTGGCCTGACTGTTGATCTCAAGCCCTGTGGGTTCTTTGACAAGAACGTGTGGTGGCGCGGCATCGCTGACTTGATCATCCTGCAAGACGACAAGGCATTGACCGTTGACTACAAGACCGGCAAGAGTAGCAAGTACGCTGACCTCAAGCAGCTGGAGATTTTGTCGCTTGCGATCTTTAAACATTTTCCTCACGTTAAGAAAGTCAAGGCAGGGCTGTTGTTCCTGTTTGCTGAAGACTTCGTGAAGACCGAATACCTCGCTGACCAACAGAGCGATCTGTGGGTTTCGTGGGTGTCTGACGTTGGGCAGCTAGAGGCATCCGTACAAAATAAAGTATGGAATCCTAAACCCAACTTTACCTGCCGTGGCTACTGCCCGGTTTCAACCTGTGATCACAACCAAGGAGCTAAATAATGGCTAAGAAACTTTCCCGCATTGAGAAGATACGTCGTTTTTTTACAAAGAACCCTAAGATGTCAGTGGCCCAAGTGGCTGCGGAGTTTGGTGTCAGGTACCAAGTTGCGTACATGGCCAAGCGAAGCATGGACAAGGCGCAGAAAGACAAAGATAAAGTGTCCGCGTTAATTGCTGCGTCGAATGCATCTGTTGCAGACAAGGCGACAGAAAACCAGAACCCAAATGGCATGAACGCTGAGGATAGAGCAGAGATGCTGCGTCAAGCTGCTGCGCGACCCCGCCACCGCATGCAAGGGGCACCGACCGAGGGCATTGATGCAACGCTGGCAGAGCGGGGTACAAAATATGGCAAGTTCATAGACCAAGCCGCCGTGACTTACAAACTCAAGAATGTTCTGCGTGAGCACTCTGGCGTACACAGTAAGTCGTACTCGTATGACCAAGCCGAGGCGTTGGACATGATCTGCGTCAAGCTAGGCCGTATCGTGAACGGTGACGCTGACTACGCTGATAGTTGGGTTGACATCGCGGGCTATGCCAAGCTGGTCTCCGACAGACTCCAGACAGGCAAAACAGTTTAAGTTTCAGGGGGCTAGCACCCCCCTCAACCAAGGACACAACATGGGTAAGATAAAAATTCAACTGGTCGAAGACGAAGAAGAAACACCATCTACATGGGAAAAGATATGGAATGGCTTTTTAGAACTTATGACCTTAGTGGGTATGGTAGCGACTGTCGCCTTTGCCGCAGGGTACGTCGTTGCCATTCAGCCATCGAGTGTGGTGCAGTGCGAACCCACTAAGACAGTTTTAGCAAGGAGCATATTCAAATGAACCGAGACGGCGATGAATTGACAATTGCGTACATGAGTGGGGTACATCGAGGCAAAGAACTCGCAGCACAGCCAGTACAAGAGCCTGTGGCGTGGCTTGATGAAGAAAAGAAAATTATCTATTGGCACAACACGCATGCGACTGATGATTACCACGGGTTTAAGCGTTCAACACCTCTCTACACCACCCCACAACAACGCCCTTGGGTGGGGCTGACGCATCAGGAGATATCTAATGAGGTAATTTCTGACGAGCCAGATTTTGTACAGGGGTTTGTTCAAGGCGCACGGTGGGCAGACGCCCTACTTAAGGAGAAGAACACATGAAGACAAGCATGAACACACCTCACCCCCCAAACTGGGCGTACTTCTATGAAGACACTCCTAAGCTATACCATGACAACGCAGGGAACTACCTGATTGGGTTGGCTAAGATTTTCGGCGCTCACCTATGTATAAGCGGTAAACATGCTGGAGTCGTAGACCATGAATTTGTAGATAACAAGTGCATAGCGTGTGGCGTTCAAAGAAAACCCCGCGAACATTTTTAATAGGAGAACGCATGACAGACGATAAATTAAAACCGCGCACTGTTCTCACAAGTGCGGGATACATTGCAGACGAAGACGATGACATCCAAGTCTACCAACGCCCTTGGGTGGGGTTGACGGAGGCGCAATTCTTGGAGGCTGTACGGCTTGCCGAGAATGGTAATTATTTAGTTGCATTTGTTCGCATTCAAGAATGGCTAAAGGAGAAGAACACATGACACAAGAAGACATTCAAAAAGCATGGAACCTAATGTCCACGCATAACAGTGAGTTGATGCTGGAGAACGAGCGTTTAAAACAGCGGCTTATGCAGCGGAGTCTGTGGTACGCGCTTAAACGTGCAATCAATATTTGGAGAGGAAAGAACACATGCTAGTCCGCAAGGTCAGAGGTCAAAACAAAATTAGCAAAGTACTAATGCTCCAATCTGAAATAGCCATGGTTAGAAAGTTGGGCATACCCGTTGAACTGTATATTAAAGAACACCTTGCCCGTATTGCTAAGGAACGTAGATGGAAATGGTATTTTATTAAGGAAAACAAATGAGCGTATCTAAGCACCCACTGATACGTAGATTGCTACACCAGTACCACGATGGACTTACCTCTATTGAGATATCCGAGCGACTCGAACTGAAACCTGACACGGTGCGTAATGCCTTGAAGGATATGCCTGACACGTACATTGACAGATGGCATATAGTATCCAGCGAGCCGCCCCATGCAGTGTGGTGCGCCGTCGTACCGCCTGATGATTGTCCTAGACCAAAAACGAAAGTTTTAATTATGAAGGAGAAAAGAAATGCCATACGTAAATAAACCACGCCCATACAAAAAAGAATACCAGCAACAGCTTGATCGTGGAGATATCCCCAACAAGCTGGAGCGTCAGAAGGCGCGGCGTAAGCTGGACGCTAAAGGTGTAGATAGAGCGGGCAAGGATGTCGCACACGTTAAAGCTCTTAGTAAGGGCGGCAGCAATGCGGACGGTGTACGGCTTGAGTCACCATCCAAGAACCGCTCGTTCAAACGCAACTCAGATGGGTCGATGAAGTAATGCAAGTCCTAGCAGGTCGTACGCTGGTTATCAAAACCAAGTTCCCCGCTCGCATCACCGAGACTATCCCTGAGAGCAAGATAGTCAACAACTATGGGGATGGTCGGTACGAGGTGTCTGTGAACTGGGGTTTTAAGGAAGCCTTAACGCTGAGCAAGCTCAATGTCAAGAACGTTCCGTCACCTATCATCCGCGACTACAAGTGGCCGCGACCTATGGCGCTTACTCCGTTTGAGCATCAGAAGGAGACCTCGTCTTTCCTAACCCTGCGTAAGCGGGCGTTCTGTTTCAACGAACAGGGCACGGGTAAGACTGCGTCAGTTATCTGGGCGGCGGACTACCTGATGAACATCGGCGCTATAAAGCGGGTTCTGATCGTGTGTCCACTGTCGATCATGCAGTCGGCATGGCAGCAGGACTTATTTAAGTTTGCAGTGCATCGCACCGTAGACGTAGCGTACGGTTCCGCTGACAAGCGCAACAAGATTGCTAGTAGCGCAGCAGAGTTTGTGGTCATCAACTACGATGGCATCCCAGCTATCGCAGCGTCCATGATCGACAAGAACATGTTCGACCTTGTGGTGATTGATGAGGCTAATGCCTACAAGAACGTGCAGACACAACGTTGGAAGTTGATGCGTAAGCTCGTGCGTGACGACTCGTGGCTATGGTTGCTGACTGGCACACCCGCCGCTCAGTCGCCGCTCGACGCCTACGGGCTTGGCAAGCTGTGCGTACCGTCGCGGGCACCGCGCTTCTACGGCGACTACCGCGAATCTGTTATGCAGCAGTTCGGCATGTATCGCTGGGAGCCACGCCCCGAAGCTGAGAAGATTGTGTTTGAGATGTTGCAGCCAGCGATTCGGTTTACCAAGGCTGAGTGCTTGGACTTACCGTCCGTAACGCACGTCACACGCATGGCCCCCTTGTCAGCTGATCAGCGCAAGTATTACAAGGAGCTCAAAGACCAACTGCTGTTGGAGAGCAACGGCGAGGAGGTTAGCGCGGTGAACGCAGCTGCCAAGATGAGCAAGCTGCTTCAGATTTCTGGCGGCGCGGTGTACGCTGACACCGGCACTGTGGTTCACTTCGATGTGTCGTCACGGCTGAAGGTGGTGGAAGAAGTCATTGATGAGGCAAGCCACAAGGTGATTGTGTTCGTGCCGTTCCGTCATACGATTGAGATGCTGCACAACCATCTTACCAAGGCGGGCATCACGAACGAAGTCATTCATGGTGACGTGTCTGTACGTAATCGCACGGAGATTTTTAAGAAGTTTCAAGAGCAGCCGAACCCGCGAGTGCTTGTAGTGCAGCCGTCCGCTGCGGCCCACGGGGTTACCCTAACAGCCGCCAACGTGATTATCTGGTACTCTCCTGTTACGTCTACGGAGACTTACTTGCAAGCTAACGCTCGTATTGACCGCCCCGGTCAACGCAACCCAATGACGATTGTGCATATCCAAGGCAGTCCAGTTGAGAACCGTTTATACAGTATGCTGCAAGGCAACATCAACAACCATGAAAAGTTGATTGATCTTTACAAAAAAGAGTTGGTAGAGACTTGACAAAGTCCAAAATACCGCTACAATAAGAATCCTCTCAACCAAGGAGATGCAATGAATGATATGGACGAACTGTCGGTGCAGTACATTAAGCTGCGCCAAAAACGTGAGATTCTCAAAGAGCGGTTTACCGCTGAAGACGGAGAATTTGAGAAAGCTATGGCGGAGATCGAGGCACAGTTGCTCGATACGCTTAACGCTTCAAACAGCAACAGCATGAGCACCAATTCAGCGGTGGTCATTCGCACTGTTCGCAAACGCTACATGCCATCCAACTGGCCCGCAGTCTATGAGCTTATCAAGAAGCACGATGCTTATGGTTTGCTTGAGAAGCGTGTTCACAACGGAAACATGAAAGACTTTTTAGAAGAGCATCCCGACGAGTACCCTGCCGGGATGAATGTTGATAGTAGATATGCGGTGACGGTACGCCGCAAAAACCAAGGAGAATGAAATGGCAAATATTCAAACGTTTAAGGGCAACATGCCCACCCACTTGCAGAACGTAAAGCTTGATAACTTTACCCAAGCATTCACTGCGTCTGGTAGCAGCAACAAGCGCATCTCCCTGCGCGGCAAAGTCTTCCGGTTGGTTGACGGCGGCAAGGAGATTGCTAAAAACACTGACCCGCATCTTGATGTGGTGATTGTGAATGGTTCTGTCACCGTGCAGAAAACTTTTCATGCTGGTGTGTACAGCCCAGAAGAAACCGCGCCGCCTGATTGCTGGTCTAGTGATGGCGAGCGCCCTGACGCCGAAGTCGAAGACCCGCAACATAGCAGTTGCAAGGAGTGCCCGAAAGCTATTAAAGGTTCGGCGGGCGGCAACAAGACCCTGTGCAGGTTCTCTCAGCGAGTTGCTGTTGTGTTGGCCAACAACCCATCTGGCGATATCTTTCAGCTGGTAATTCCCGCAATGTCTTTGTTCGGTTCTGGTGACATGGAGCACATGCCATTCCTGCAATACGCTCGTTACGTCGGTAGCTCAGGGTTTAACTTGAACATGCTGACTACTCGACTGACGTTTGACTCTGACGCAGATGTACCCAAGCTGTTCTTCAGCAACGTGGAGTTTCTTGACTCTGACACCTACGACACTATCGTTGAGCAGGGTGAAGCACCAGCCGCAGTTGCAGCAGGTAAGCTCAACTTCAAGAAGCGTGATACCGCTGCGGTTGCTGCGCCCTCAATGCCACGGCTTGTAGCTCCTGCTGGTTCAGCCGCTGCGAAGATCAAAGCTGCTGAAACCGATGAGCCAGCGCCAGAACCTGCTGCTAAGGCTAAGGCTGCGCCAGCGGCTAAGAAGGACTCCGGCCTGAGCACTCTGGTTGATGAATGGGGCGACGATTAATGATCGGCTATTCATTACGGCTTGTTCACGGGAACCGCAAAGCCTCTAAAAAGAGGTTTGGTGTACGCTTTGGACGGCACTGCATTGACTCCAACATCTCTGTAATAGAGGTCGTAGATAAGTTGGGCGTCAGTAGGCAGTCAGTTTACAACTGGTTCCTTGGCAAGCATGAGCCAAACCCAGCACAGGCCACAAAGATCAGCCAGCTGTTCTCTGTTTTGTAACGGTTTGGGGGTGACTAGCTCGACGGAGCGAACGGGGTATCCGTCAGCCCCCGTCACCCCCCATTTAATTGACGTGCTATTGGATGGTTATGGCAGACATCTCCCTATTGCGAAGCGTAGTACCCCAGACAGATGGTTGGTACTGCGTCCTTGGGCTGGGCAAATCAAAATCCCAACTCTTTTTTAAGACTCTGGACGAAGTACAAGAACACGCGGAGTCTTTGGTTACAAGGGGCTGCGATGCTTTCTTTGCACTGGGTAAGTTCAAGACGGACGAAGACCGCACCGCACTCAACTGTGGTGAGATGCAAGCGTTCTTTCTGGACATCGACTGCGGCGAATCAAAAGTTATCCCTGACGCGGCAGGTCGCGTTAACGGGTACATTGACCAGCCAGCAGGAATGGCGGCGCTTAAGCAGCTGTGCAAAACACTGAGCCTACCCAAGCCGACCATCGTCAACTCTGGCCGTGGCTGGCATGTCTATTGGCCGTTGACCGAGCCGGTTGATAGAGAGAAGTGGCTTGATGCCGCCGTTACATTCAAGTCCGTTTGCCTGAGCAGCGGCTTTCATATAGACCAGAACGTCCCCGCTGATGCTGCACGAGTGCTGCGGATTCCGGGCACCAAGAATTTTAAAGACGAGCCAGCGCACGAGGTGGTCCTCCTGCATACGGCTGAACCTATAAGCTACGACGAGTTTGTTTCGCACCTTGGCCCACTGGTTCCTAGAAAGCCTACCTTTGTGCCGCGCCCACTCGACAGCTTCACCAAAGCCCTCATGGGTAACAAGCAGTCACGGTTCAAGACCATTGTCGAGAAGACCGTAAAAGGTACTGGCTGCGAGCAGCTGAAGCTCATTATCACCAATCAAGCTGTGGCTGAAGAACCTCTCTGGCGGGCGGGACTATCCATTGCTCAGCACTGCGTTGACCGAGAGAAGGCCATCCACTTCATCTCCAACAAGCACCCCAAGTACGATTTTGGTGACACCGAGCGTAAGGCCGCAACAATCAAAGGGCCGTACACCTGCGAGACATTTGACAACTTTGCGCCGGGGGTCTGCGACAACTGCCCGCATAACGGCAAGATCAAATCACCCATAGTGCTTGGTCACGAGATTGCGAGGTCAGCGCCGGGGGAGGTCATCGAGCAGGCTAGTTTTGAGGTAGCAGAGCCTGCTCTTGTAGTCCCAACGCTACCGTATGGTTACTTTCGCGGCAAGAACGGCGGTATCTACAAGACAACCAAGGAGGGTGACAAGGACGAAAACGGCGAAGATATAGACGAAGACAACAAGGTGCTGACTGTATACGAGTACGACCTGTTCTTGATGAAACGGCTTTACGACCCGTCTCATGGTGAGACTGTTTTGATTCGGCTGGCCCTGCCACGCGACGATGTCAAAGAGTTTGCGCTGACACTGGTAGACGCACTGAGCAAGGAGGAGCTCCGCAAAGTTCTGTCCTTCCACGGCGTGATAGCCCTTCCCAACCAGATGTTTTTAATTTTGGCCTACTTGGTTGC